AACCTCTTGACAATAAATCAAAGAACTCTTTATCTGCTCCTAGTTAGGCATTATCCCCATAACCCTCCATTGGGAAGATTGTTAAACCCAATCCCGTATTGAGCAGCCACGCAAGTCGGGACACCAACAATCGGACTGTAAGGTATTGTTACTGTTTCCGGAGCTTTACATTCGATCTTGGCTAATCTTGCCGATAAATCAGCGAGTGCGGCATTCGCGGGGGCAACAGCAGAACCAATCATCTGCCCAAATTGTGCAGTTTGATGTTCTTGTGAAAGTTGACCTGCAAGTGCCGTGCTACGAGCTCTTTCCGCGTCAAGTTTAGTCTGCATTTCACGCATTTCTAACTGGCAGAACCTGTCATTAATGATTTGCGTTTGGGCGTCAATTTTGGCAGCGATCACGTTTGCGTTGCTTGTTGCGTTTTGTACAATCTCTTGTGTCTGCTGAATTGTACGTAACTGACCCTCGTACCCTTGTGTAGTTACCAGGTTTTTCATGTCGCAGCAGCAAGAAGCGATCTGTTGGGCGATCTGGCAATTCCCTTGCTGGATGGCGTTGATGATCTGCATGGAGCTTTGTCCAACTTGATTGCCAACTTGCTGAACTTGAGACATGACACCGTTGATGGCTTGCTGGATTTGTCCCACCGAGCAATTCAAGTTGGTTGCCAGCGTGTTGATGGCTTGCCCGTTACCCTGGATTGCGGACATCAGCAATTCTCTACCGTTGTCGTTGTTGATAAGGTTCGGGATGGCACCTAATCCACCGTTCTCGCCGTTTCCTCCCCAGAGCCCGCCACGTCCCATGAGCGGGAAAAGGAAAAATAAAAATATTACCCACATGAACCAGCCTCCCTCGCTACCGAATCCACCGTTGCCCTTGTTGTTCATGGCCAAGAGCAAGTTCGGGTCAAGACCGTTTTTCTGGAGAAGCGGGGCAAGCATACCTAGCATCCCGTTTCCGCTACCTCCTTCGTTCGGGAATACAAAAGTTTTAGTTTCACTCATATTCTTGAAATTTATAATCGCCCGGCACCATTACCGGGTATCACAAATTTCAGTTATAACTAGTTGCTAATTAAATTATTGGTTGCTAGTTCGTTTCTTATTTGTTGATAATTCGTTGACAAGATGAAAGAATTCCTCTTCCTGTCGTGAAACGTGTTCTTGAGCTTGTTGACACCTTGACGTGTTAAACAAGTGTACCTTGATATTAAAGTATCGGTAAAACCAAGCTCGGATAATAAATTTATCAAGATAGAGCGAGCGTCAACGCATTCCTCTTTCTTGCTATGTATTAAATCGTTACCGTTTATCCCGGTTCCCTCGGATACTATTTTTACCACCTCTTGAAAAATTTTTTCCATTTTTTCTCGTTTTATTGAAACAAAATAAAAATCCTGTCGTAATATTTTCCAAGAGAGAGGGGGAGAGGAAATCTTACAACAGGATTGGGTGGTACTGGTCTTTTGGGAGAAAAACTCTCTCCCCTTTTTCTATATTTTTATCAGCTTGAGTTTACGTAATATTTTAAGGATTGACGGGACGCTTAAACCGGCTAGAAAAATAACGAGCCACCATAACGATCTCGGGACACGATATTTCACTTTTATCACTTCAACCGGGTAAGGAACACGGATAGAATCTCGCTTTGCAACGTTCAACGAATCGTATTTTGCCTTTAGCTCGTGGTATTCATTGTCTTTGTCCCTGTATCTTTCTTTCCAGTGCCAAATTTCCTTGCTTAAAAGCTCTCCCTTGTCGTTATATGTATACACGACAGAATCACGAAAGACAACTGAATCACGAGTGTTCACGACCTCTTTCACGACGGTAGAATCCTTGCTTTCTTTTCCCTTGTATTCCGTCTTCATTTCAGTAGTTTCCACCGGGATGTACTTCACGCCCCGGCATGAAACCGTTATCGCTATTATGACCAGTAGAAACGTTCTCATGGCATATCTACTATTTCGACGTATAAACCGACAAGAGCCGACAAGTCGTGCGTTAGAGCCTGCTCGCTATCACGTGTACACCTGTACAACTGACCGTCTTGAGTGTAATGTTTCCCCTTGAAAATCTCCATCGGGGGAGCGTACGGTATCGGATCGTCTATCGTTCCGGCGTGTTCCCTGTCTATCACCTCGTATAAAGATGCCGTTTCAATTCCGGGTGTGTAGATAGCGAGAACGGTATGATCCTGCCGGACACGGTAAAGTTTACCCATGTAACGTAGGATGTTACCTTTCTTCACTTCTTTGCTAATTAATTCCGTGAAGTTAGGGAACAGGTCTGGCATCTCCAAGGCAGCGGGATTCGGAATGTTTGTTTCCGTCTTCATCTTCAATTTCGTTGCCCTCAATAACTGCTCGTTGATCGGGATGTAATTATCCTCGATTTCCGGTATTTCATCAACTTCCTCGAACTTGTCAGTCGTGTCTCCCGGCAACAACATCGATCTCTTGAAATAAGATTCCGTGCCAAGCCGATGAACGAACTTGCCGGAATCGCTGTACACTTCTGTTTTCGTTGCTTGTATCATAGTTTCTATTTTTAAGCGGTTGCGAACGTTATCTGTTTTGCGGTTGCGGCCTCGATCAAGGCGTGCCAATCGGCATTAGATTCGTCTTGAATCTTAGCGTACACGTCAGCGTGAACGGTGACTATGATTGGTGACGTGTTGGCAGCGTTAGTGATCATGAATTGCAAAGATTCGAGGCTGATGAGAGGGGAATCAGAAAAGGAAATATCATATTTCACCCCTCTTAAACGCACAGAAACTAGAGCGAAACATTGATAAAACATCTTCTCATATTTTTCTGAAAAATTCGCGTAATCCATTCGTATAATACAAATGACTTCTTTTAATTTTTTGCAGTTTTGGAAAAGGTAGTGAACACTACTTGGATAAACTATCCTATTAACATTTATGCCCAGAGCTGCAACCTCTAAACTTACACATCCTGCAAACATGGCATGAACGTCAATATGACGATATCCACCAAAAACTTCAAGCGGGTAATTTGTTCTAATACTATTTGTATTTGCCAATGAAGCCGCAAAACTCGTTTGTCTTGTAACGTGATGGGTTTGAATGTAAATCGTTCTCATCTGTTCCTCCGTTATATCCGTCAGCCCGTTCAGCTCGTAGAAGCCTGTCTTCTCGTTATACACGGCCCCGGCGGCAACGTACAAGGCCCTGTTTCCCTGTTGAGTGTTGAGAACGGTGGTGAGGTTGTTTATACTTGTCGTTAATTCATCTTGCGCTGTCTTTATCTCGTTCACCGTCCCCGCCACGTTGTCCCCTTGTTCCTTGGCGTAATTTGCTTGCTCGGTGGCGTTTTGCGTTGCCGTTTCTGATTCGGATTTCAAGCGGTTGAACTCGGTAACACGTCCTTCTTCTGCTTTTACACGATTCGTCTCGGCTTCTTTTCGTGATTGCTCGTTGGTATCACGAGTGCTTTCCGCTTTTTGACGATTGTTCTCTTTCTCGACACGGGTGTTTTCCGCTTTCACCCTGTTGTTTTCAGCTTCAACCCTTGATTGCTCGGCTTTCACCCTGTTATCCTCGGCACTCGCCCTGCCCGTCTCTGCCGTTTCTCTAGCTTCCTCGTTGCTGGCACGGGTATTCTCGGCCTCTCGTCTCAGGTTCTCGGATTCCTTCCGGGAATTCTCGCTGGAAACACGTGCGGTCTCGTTCTCTATTCTCAGTTTCTCGTTTGCAGTCACCGCTTTATCAAGGGTATCCAAGCCCTCTATCATGGCTCTAGCCGGCTCCTGTAATTCATAAATCTCTTCTTCCGTGAAATCGGAATACTCGAACGCTTTGCCACGTGAAGGTTTACCAGTGTCAACGTCCCCGATCCACCAGTTGCCGTTCTCGCCGATAGACGGGGTTAAGCCGTCTTTCCCCTCTGCCACGATCCCGGTATCCTCTATACCGATCATCCAGCGTTTCGTTTCCGGGTCTATCCTCGGTGTCACCCCGTCTTTCCCGTCCCTGTTACGCTCGATAACCCCTTTCAAGTTGATGGACGGTGATTCGCTCTCGAAACCGGTGTCTTCCTTGCAAGTCAAGTCAACGAGAATGAAAGCGTTACAGAAGTCAAGGTAGAACTTGTCAATACCGGTCACGCTGGCCTCGTTCAGCTTCTCGTAATACAGGTGTATCTCGTACTGTCCTGACGTTGCGTTACCTCCGCCAACGAACTCGAACTCGATAATGTTGTCGTGTATCGTTAGAGGGGGAGATACTTGATAACTGCTGTACTTCCGGTTTATCGTCAACCTCACGTTTCTAGCGTCCGTGAAATCTTCCGGCTCGTCGTTTAGTCGATTCACCGTTATCTTGAAAAATATGTTTTTACCTACCCTTATTCTCATGTCATTTCCCTTTTATATTGTTTCTATCTCACTAACCTCTTGTAGTTAGCGATAAACTCTTCCTCCGTGCCCTTGCCTAAAGGGGTATTGTAATACCTTTTCCAGTACCTCGCCCAACCTTCGAGATCGGAAGGGATAGCCTCTTTCACCCGTAGGTAATGAACACGTGCCATGCAGATCGCTAGCAAGTCGTTATTCTCTATATCTTCCGCCTTGAAACGGGATATTCTAGCGACACGCTCGATCCTCGATGCCAGTTCCGGCTTGTAACGGAGGTAATTGTTCACTATATCGTTAAACGTTGCCGGCTCCATTTGAAATATCCCTAGAGCCGGGCCACCACCTAGTTGTTTCCGGTACTTGCCAAGATGGCTTTCCTGCGCTGCCGTTCCCATCAACAAGTTCACGGCATCACCGGAATAAAGGTTTAGCTCCTTTAATACCGATGTTATCAACTCCTTCAATTTTTTCTTTTCCATGATTCATTATTGATTGTTACCAGACAAAAGCGTCGCCACCTTGACCCCGCATTTCCTGATGCTCCTGCCAACTTCCACGGCGTTCATTTGATTATCACCGCAAAAAGAGATCCCCAGTATTCCTAAAGGTTTATCTCCAGAGTAAAGAGCCAACAACGCCACCTCGTTCACGTCGTTCGATTTAAACTTGAAATACATACGCTCGTCAATATCACACAATGATTCTATGTTCCCCCAGAAAAAACCATCATCAAACACTTTCGAGATAAACGGGTATTTAGATAGACTGAAATCCGTGTACTCGTCATCAACGTTATCAACCCCGGTAGCCACTTCCTCTATACGCATATCCCCGTAGAGGAATGGTAGTCCTGAAGAGAGATTTTTACTACCATTGTGTAACTCGATCAACCATGTCCTGTCCGCGTCAAGGTTATGAAGTAACCGGTTTAACATCAGTCTTATCTCGGCATCAACTTGTATGCGACGAGAAACGGCATCATCGTGCCTCTCGGTTTTCACCATCTCGATTTTGTCAAGCAGGTACCTCGGGTTCAGGGCGAAAAAGATCACGTAAGCCGTGACAAGCAATACGAACAATCCCTTGAGGATCGTGAAAAAGCCGTGTTTTTTTTGCAAGCCGATAATTTTTTGCAACCACCCAACCCCCTTGTCTATATTCTGTTCCATGTCTCTTGTCAGATTTAACAAGTTACTCTTTCTTGCCGTTGATGTATTTCTCGTACAACGGCCTCCCTTTCCAAACCGCTATCACGACGCATACTAGCGTTACCCAAGCCGGGGCCACCTTCACGAAAACGATCAACGCCACCGCCGATAGGGCAACGATCAACCAAAAAATCTGTTTCTTACTCATAGAATTTTAAATTTAAGTTATACCTTTGTCACGGGGTTACAAGGTAGCCTCTTGCATAAGCGGGGTCTGTTCCGAGACGGAACGCCCCTTTTTTATTTCATGCAATCACGTATTGCGTCCGTTAGCTTGTTCGTGAAAAAATCGCTGTCAAGCAAATGGACAAGTAATTTCCCCTCGTTCTCGTCTAGCTCTACCTCGCCCTTTGACTTGTAAATCTTTTCCGCCAGCAACTTGTAACCGATACCGTTCGCCCCGGAATAGATTAGCTCACCAACGGCCTCTCTTGTATCCATCTCTTTCACCTCGCCGGACAGGCTCGTGAGTTTCAGTTTCTCGAAATTGATTTTGATCGTCTTGTTTTCCATGCGTATTTTT